AGCTAAACCATAACGACGGTGAAAGCCACCGTCAGCCGCCAGAGGAATCCCCGGCATGTAACTCGGCTCAAGCGTCATCTGCTCAAGCACCCACGGAAGAGCTTCTTCCGCTTCTCTCTCCGGCGCAATGACGATCTGCTCGTCATGCACCGTGCCTGCCACAGGATAGCGTTTCGCTGTCCTGAGCATCCCATCTGTCATCACGATACGCGCTGTACCCTGAGTGACATTGTTCGTAATCTTTCCTGCGTAGAGCTTGGTAGCGTCTGGCCCGTATACCCACTGGCTCCTACCACTCTCTTTGTCCTTCTGCTGACGGAGGTTAGGATACAGCAAACTCATGCCGTTGGGAAGAACTATTTCTTCCTTCCTGAACAGCAAGCACTTGTGCTTGTACTCCTCGCCATCTGCCAGCGATCTCTGGATCAGATTCTGACACAGTTCCCAGAAGCCCACAACGGGGTGCGCCGTGGCCCGGTAGATGTCGATGATCTTCTTGGCTGCAACGCAGTGGATGAGCAGCTCCTGCTTCGTGCAGGTGTGGGGAATCTCCGCCATCTTGATGACGGTGTCATCCCAGTCAAGGAAGCGCTCGACATAGTCTCCCGTCACGCCCAGCTTCTTGGCGAACTCCTTGGAGTAGCGCACAGGCGGAGCCCCGAGGAAGCCTACCAGCAGCTGCGCTGCGAAGCTCGCCCATCCGAGTCCGTATCCCGCACCTAACAGCGCAGACTTGGCCGATTGACGCAGGTCAGGGTGGCTGTCCTTGGTCATGCCCGGGATGTTGAACATCTGCGAACCGAACATCGCATACGGGTCGCCCTTGGCCCTGAAGATGTCGAGCATGTCTGTGTAGTCAGCCAGCCATGCCAGCACACGCGGCTCGATCTGGGACAAGTCACCCACCACGCACACGTGCTCCTTCGGTGCCATGATCGCCTTGCGCAGGAAGCTCCCGCGCTTGAGGTTCTGCATGTTGATCGCACTGCCCTTGCTCGCCGTCCAGCGCCCCGTGGCTGCGCCGTAGTAGCTCAGTGGTACAGGCAGCAGGCCACGCTCTGCGATATCCAGAAAGCGTTGTGCTCGTGTGCGCTCGGTGGTGGACTTGACCTTGAGCCGTGCCTCGCATAGCTGGCGCACGTCCTCGTTGTCGCCGTTGAGCATGGCCTGAAACATCGCGTCGGTCTTGGCAAACGCGTAGTTCTCACCCACTGGGTTGGGCGTCTTGACCGTGGGCTTTTTCTTCTTGGTCGGGGGCTCGACACCTATGCTGCGCAGCAGCTCCGCGAAGCGATCGTTGCTGGCTAGGTCAGCGTCTGTCACGTTCAGCCGTTCGAGCAGCGCCTCGCGTGTCTCACGCTCCTCATGCAGCGCGTTGAACAGCATGTCCTCATCCAGCTCCAGTATCGGGCGGGTGTACATCCGCAGCGTCAGGTCGATGAGCCGTAGTTCCTTCGAAGGGTAGCCCGCAGAGAGGCGCTTGAAGATTTCCTCGCACAGGAATACGTCATGCCTGCAGTACTCAGCCAACTCTTTCTCGACCTCTGGTTCCAGCGATACCAAGCCATCGGTCGAATACACGGCTCGCCCTTTGGGGGGAAGACCAAAATCGTCTGCAAGTTTGGCGAGACTGTTGCCAACTTCAACGCCGCGCAGAGCGCGTGCCATCGATAGCGTGTCGAAGATGAAGCACGGGTCCACTCCGTAGACCCATGTGAGGATGGATATATCGAACTGTGCGTTATGCGCAAGGACTGCGGTTTGACCCCAGTTATATGTCCCCAAGATTCGAGGTAGCTCCTCTCCTCGATACCACTGAGCAGGACGCTCGTCTCCGAACTCTCGAATGCATGCGCCAAATACGCCAAATCTTTCATGTCGAATGTACTCCTCGGTTGTCATCTTCGACAGCGTGTACTCCTTGCTGTCCCACTTGGTCTCGAAGTCAATGGTCAAAATTGTTTTGAATGGTTTGCTCACAGGCTCTCCTAGTTGAATTGTTCTTTGGGCGGTGCGTCACGCGTCACGATCTGGTGGATGTACTCCGATGCCTCGACCAACAGCTCGGCTGCGTCCATGTCGTTGGCGTTCAGCGACATCATCACCAGCCCGCCGTCCTCGCCGTTGACCAACAGCAGCCCGCTGTACTGCTCGGGGTCTATGTAGCACAGCGCCACAAGGCGCACGACCATCTTGAAATGTTCCTGTGCATCTTTCGGCAATGCCGTCATGCGCTTCATCAGCGCCTCGTCTTCTTGCTCACTCACTTAGCATCTCCTGAAGTTGATTGATGTTGGTTTCGTTGACCACCAGCGCCTTGCCCCCGGCCTCTCGTATCTTGGAGAGGTGGGACTCCTGCAGTGCTGTGGTCTTGCCCTTGCCTGCCTTCGCTTCGATCGCCACGAAGTGGCCCTTGTGACAGACAAGGAAGTCAGGCACGCCGCTGTTGCCGTAGCCCGTTCCGATGGGCATGGCGAAGTACGCGCCTGTGGTTTCGAGAATGGTTCTTATTCGCTTCTTGACTAGCGCTTCTGGTGTGCTCGCCATAGATTTCTCCTGTAGTTAAAGGTGAGGGGGAATGTAGATTCCACGCCCCTCGTCGTGGTGGGGGGAGGTAGTACGCATCAATGAAGCGTCGGGTACGTACTACTGCAAGCAGGGCAACATCTACAAGGCGCTGGCTGCGAGCCATCTATGCCCGACTCACGAATCTTCGCGCAGGATTTCCAGCAGTTTCTCCATATAGTGCTGCCCCTTAGCAATCTCCTGCGCACTCTCATCTTTGCTGCCCATCCGCATCAGGTACTTGAGCGCACCTCCACGGTAGTAGCCGATCTTCTGTTCCCGGGGCCATGTGTCCACCACATCCCACGGCTGCACGCCCATGTCCCGGTAGTGTGTCCCGGCTACCTGCCGGGTGCTTGCCAGATCACTCATGTCATTTCCTTCTGTCGTTCACGATAGCGCCGAGATATCTCAGCGCGGCTCATCTTCGCACGCGGTTGGTTGGGCAGGTTGCCCATGCCGTAGACTGGTATCGCGTCACGCCCAAGCGAGTCCTGCAGCCAGCCAGCGACATGGATCACGCCCTGCAAACGCAGGGCTCTTAGCCACTCCTGTGCCGTGACCAAGTGTACACCGGTATGGCTACTGAGTTGTTGTGCAGTAACGTCATTCTGCAATAAAAGCTGCATCGTTTTGGCGAGCACCTCATGGCTGACCTTGACTCGGTTGCGCTTGATCATTGTTCTTCCTTTGTTCTGTTGCGTTTGGGCAGCGGGAGCCACCCGATGTAGAAGCCGTTGTCGTCCCACGGCCCGGTAGTATGCACGCCTCCCTTAGTCAGCAGCTGCACCTTCGCACCCTTCAGCGGCTTTGGGTCACCGACATGAGGATACATGTACTCGCCACCTTCAGGGCCTGCTTGGTATTTCTGGTCAGTCACGCGACTGCCTCCAACACTAGCTTACTCAGATCGACGCGCCCGACAACGGGGCGTTCGCGCATGGCACCTTTAAGGTAGCTTGTGGCACCGCAGGGGTTTCCTTCTTTGTTGAACCCGATACAGTGAGCACCGGAGCTTGACACACTGACCACCAGCCACCATTCAGTGCCGGGATTTTTGCGACCGCCTTTGGCGGGGTAGATGTTGCCGGGTAATACATCCTGTGCCTCTACTTTCTTTAGTGTTTCGGGGGACAGTTTCATTTTTACTCCTTGCTCGTCACAGGTATGACCGACCCCTCGAACAGGTACGTGCCCACGTGCCCGAGCCTTACCCACGGTGCTACGTGAACCTTGATGTCGTGCTCTCTGCACAGCGCACAGAATGCGTAGTCCTCTGACATTTGGCGTCCAGTGCTCGGGTCTTTCTTGAGGAAGAAGAATTCTCCCTTGGTCACGCCATCATCGTCAACGTACGTATCCACTACGCTGCTGAGTTTCTCGAACACGCTCTTCTTGATGAGCATGAACCCAGTGCCCGCACCAAACACTTCCACTGGCTCGGTCACCTTCGCCGTCGTCGAGTCCTCGTTGTTCAGCAGGTTCACCACAAGCGACCCGGTGTAGTGCGTCAGCTTCTCAGGCGGCTCACCCCACCCCACTGCGTTGTGCACCATGCCCCAGTTGATCTCCTTCTTGGGGTAGATACCCGCCAGCACATCCTTGTCCGCTCGCATCATCGTGAGGATGTCCCCCGCATTGAACTTGATGTCCGCATCGATGAACATCATGTGCGTGAAGTCGTGCTTGACGAAGATGTCGGCGAGCTGATTGCGTGCGCTCTGGATGAGGGAGTTGTTGAAGATGAATGCGAAGGACACATCGACACCGTTTGCGTTCATTGCAATCGGTACGTGCATCAGGGACCTTGCGTATTCACCCGTACACATGCCACCGTACATGGGCGTGGCGATCAAAAGTTTGCTCATCTCATTTCCTTTCGTATTGCTGCTAGTTCTTTCTGGTACTTGGCCGCATAGCTGCGGTACTCATTGGCCCGTCCTCGTGCTTCATCGCGCTGCCGAGTCAGCTTACTTACCTTGGACTTGAGCGTGACTATCTCGGACGCTTGTGCTTTGGTATGTTCCTCGATCAGCTTCGTGATCTGTTGTGCAAGTGTCATGCTGCGGTGTTCACTTCATGTCCGTCCCATCCGATGCACCGCCCGTCCGGGGTGATCGAGCGCACCTTGCCCCACAGAGTGGGCGCAGGCTTGGGGAGGTTGACCTCGATGTAGTGCCGCAGCTCTGCGATCTCTTCATGCAGGAGGAGTTGTATCTCCGCTTGGTTTGCGGGACGTTTCTCGCACCGCTCGTGAAAGTATTTGATGTCTTCGTATTTCATTTGCGTCCCTCGTATTTTTTGTACGCCAAACCAAACTCCTTCTGTATGTGCGGGAGTAGCTCTTTGAGTAGTGCGTTGCGGTCTATGTGGCTGAAGTCAGTCGGACTGTCTTCCTTCAGCGCAGCCTCAAGCGTAGGTGCTACCACGTTCTCCAGATAGCCAAATGTCTCACCCTGCTCAATCGCTTTGAGCGCAAGCTCGGCAGCTTCTCGTAGTGTTGTCATTCTTTCTTCCTCACATTGTGTTTAACCCCAATCCACATACATTCCCCGGTCTTGCCGTATGCAGTGGACTCTTCGCAGGATGCGGTCTTGCTCGGCAGCGGCACCCGCTACATACGCACGCTCAAAAACAGACCACGCACGCCGCGCCACAATGGTGTCTAGGCTGGTTACTGCGATACTGCCCGCTCTGTACATTTCAATGTCGGCAGCGAGATTAGGGAAGTCAGCAGAGAATTCCTTCCATGCAATGTCAGTAATTTCTTTAAGGTTCATGCGGCCCCCGTCTGATCCATCATCACTGCTCGGGCCAAAGACTCGCAAGTTGGGCATGGCGAACCAGAAGTTTTTTCTTGGTTCGCTAATCCATCCATTGACAAATAAATGTCACGTAGCATTTCCCAAGACAAAACAATTCCGTGCTTCATAGTCACCCCGTGGGCTGTGACGGTGGTCATGCTTGCCCCCTTGCTCGGATGGCGGCGGCTAACTTAGCTGAACCAATCTCAAACATTAACTCAGCACACGCCTCACGCTCCTCAAGCACGGCCTCATGAATTTCAACTACTGTTTGTTCTTCCCACTTCTTTTGCTCCTGCTCGGCGACAAGCTCGGCGAAGCGTTCGAGTGCAGGTGCGTGCATATCAGTTAGTGACCAGCCATATCCAGCCTCCCGCGCCATGCGGATGATGTCTTCACGGTTCATGCTTGCCCCCTTTGCTTGCGCTTCTTCCCATGCACGCGCAGTCCACTCGCGCATGGCCTGATCTGTTATCGGCTTATTCATGCTTGCTCCCTTGCTCGGATGGCGTTGGCTAACTTAGCTGAACCAATCTCAAACATTAACTCAGCACACGCCTCGCGCTCGGCCGCAACCTCGGCCTCGATACTGTCAACGATCTCGGTGCCAAGCGCATCGCAAAGCTGCTCCATCGTGTCGCCGTGTCCGGTGGCGTAGCCGTAGTCTCTCATCCATGCGGCCAGCTTGTTGCGCTCGGCAGCGGTAGCAAGGGCGTAGAAGTGTTCAAGCTGCCCCACAGCGCCCTGTGGCGGCACAACCCATGTGCAAAGCCCAGCATCCCGCGCCATTGCAATGATGTCTTCTCTGCGGTCATCCAAGAAAGACCGCTCCTTCTGGTATTGGTTGTGGTCTCCGCTCATTTCATTCCCTTTCCAATTTCAGCCGCAGCCCTGACGATGGCTCGGCGGGTGGCGGCGTAGGGGTCTTTATTTGCTGCTTCGTAGTCTTGTCCGTTGTAACTTTGCCGTCCCATGATCCCCAATTTCACCGCCAGCCGCATCGCATCGCCGTCATCGGTGAGTGGGTTCCAAACAGTGCCGCCAGCTTCGTGTGACCCTCTCGTCCATAGCCCATAATGGTCTTGCTTTCCCTTCACACCAGCCGCCTTAGCAGCCAGTTCGAGTAGTTCTTTGTCTGTCATCTCACCACCCCAAATAAAGCATGAGTAAATACACACCCAGACAGACACCGACAAAGCCGATACCTGCGAGGACATCTAGGACACGCCCGACAAATGCGTCATGGTCTTCGCTCATTTGTTTTCTCCTGTTGCTTTGGCGATGGCGTCTCTTGCAGCTTCCATTACAAGTGCGGTGTTCGTGTCTTCCCACCGCTCAAAGCAGGTGACCATGCTTTGCAGTTGCAGAAGCAGCTCAGGCGCAGCGGCAATCAGGCGGGCGTTGGCTTGTTGCTCTTGCGGCGGCACGGTCATTCGTGTGGGTATGTTGGCAACGGTAGTGCTGTGTACTCCGTGCCTACGCACGGTCACAGAGAATGGATTCGTTTTCCAGTTGTTGTTCTCGTTCAGCCTCCACGGCCCCGGCGTGTGTTGTGTAGTCATTTCGTTTCTCCTGTTGCTTTGGAGATGGCGGCGCGGGCTTGACGTTGCACATTTTGTTCTTCATAAGAACGCATTTGTAAGTCATATTC